AGACGCTGTCAGATCAGGCTTATGAGCGCCTGAAGAAAGATTTTGAGGAGCGTCACACCGGGCTTGGCAATGCTCACCGCCCGATGATCCTTGAGATGGGGCTGGACTGGAAGTCGATGGCGCTGAACGCCGAGGACAGCCAGTTCCTGGAAACCCGCAAGTTTCAGCTTGAAGAAATCTGTCGTCTGTTCCGGGTGCCGTTGCACATGGTGCAGAACACCGATCGCGCCACCTTCAACAATATCGAAGAGCTGGGGCTGGGATTTATCAACTATTCACTGGTGCCGTATCTGACCCGCATCGAACAGCGGATCAACACCGGACTGGTACGAAAAAGTAAGCAGGGCGTTTATTACGCCAAATTTAACGCCGGGGCGTTACTGCGCGGGGATATGAAGTCCCGTTTTGAAGCCTACGCCACCGGGATCAACTGGGGAATTTACTCTCCCAATGACTGCCGCGACCTGGAAGATATGAATCCGCGTCCCGGTGGTGATGTCTATCTCACACCGATGAACATGACCACGAAACCCTCCGATGGTAGTAAAGCCGGTAAGCAGAAGGATAACGCCAATGCAGACGAAACAACGTCTTGATGTACCGCTGAGTCTGAAATCTGTCAGTGACTCCGGTGAGTTTGAAGGGTATGGCTCCGTCTTTGGTGTAAAGGACAGCCACGATGATGTGGTGATGTCCGGGGCATTTGCTGCTTCCCTGCGGGCGTGGAGTGACAGAAAAGCGTTACCTGCGCTGCTCTGGCAGCACCGCATGGATGAACCCATCGGTGTTTACACCGAAATGAAGGAAGACGATGTCGGGCTTTACGTCAGGGGACGGTTGCTTATTGATGATGATCCCCTCGCAAAACGCGCACATGCACACATGAAGGCCGGTTCGTTAACCGGCCTTTCTATTGGGTACGTCCTGAAAGACTGGGAATACGACCGGAGCAAAGAAGCCTTTCTGCTGAAAGAAATTGACCTCTGGGAAGTCAGCCTGGTGACGTTCCCGTCTAACGACGAGGCGCGGATCAGCGACGTCAAGAACGCACTGGCCCGCGGGGAAATCCCCGAACAGAAAAAAATCGAAAGAGTCCTGCGTGATGTCGGACTCTCCCGTACCCAGGCCAAAGCATTCATGGCCGGGGGCTATGGCGCACTGTCCCTGCGCGACGCTGAGGATGTGGGCTCTGCACTGAATGCACTGAAAAATCTGAACTTCTAATCAGGAGAAATACGATGGCGGTTGATATTAAAGATGTCGAACAGGTCGCGCAGGAGCTGCAGCAGAAGTTTGACGACTTCAAAGCAAAGAACGACAAGCGCGTTGAGGCGATTGAGCAGGAAAAAGGCAAACTTGCCGGGCAGGTGGAAACCCTGAACGGAAAACTCAGCGAGCTGGAAAATCTCAAAAGCGACCTTGAAAAAGAGCTGCTTGAGCTGAAACGTCCGGCAGGTGGAGCGCAAAATAAACTGGCCACCGAGCATAAAGAGGCGTTTGTGGGCTTCCTGCGTAAAGGCCGTGAAGACGGTCTGCGCGATCTGGAGCGTAAGGCATTGCAGGTGGGCACCGATGAAGACGGTGGCTACGCCGTGCCGGAAGAACTGGATCGCAACATTCTTAACCTGCTGAAAGATGAAGTGGTGATGCGTCAGGAAGCCACGGTGATCACCGTTGGCGGTTCCGACTACAAAAAACTGGTGAATCTGGGCGGTACGGCTTCCGGATGGGTGGGGGAAACGGATACGCGATCCCAGACTGCCACCTCCAGACTGGAGCTGATTGAACCTCTCATGGGGGAAATCTACGGCAACCCGCAGGCTACCCAGAAAATGCTGGACGATGCCTTCTTCAACGTGGAGGCCTGGATCAACAGCGAGCTGGCAACCGAATTTGCCGAACAGGAAGAAATTGCCTTTACCTCCGGCGATGGCACCAAGAAGCCGAAAGGGTTCCTGGCGTATGAGTCCACTGATGAAACCGATAAGGTCCGGGCGTTCGGCAAACTTCAGCATATTGTATCCGGCGACGCGACTGCGGTGACCGCAGACGCCATTATCAAACTGATTTACACGCTGCGAAAGGCACACCGCACTGGCGCGAAGTTCATGATGAACAACAACAGCCTGTTTGCCATCCGTCTGCTGAAAGACACCGAGGGTAACTATCTGTGGCGTCCTGGGCTGGAACTGGGGCAGCCGTCCTCTCTGGCGGGTTACGGTATCGCTGAAAACGAACAGATGCCGGATATCGCCGCTGATGCGAAAGCCATTGCATTTGGTAACTTCAAACGGGGTTACACCATCGTTGACCGTATCGGCACCCGCATTCTGCGTGACCCGTACACCAATAAACCGTTTGTCGGTTTTTATACCACCAAGCGCACCGGCGGGATGCTGGTCGATTCGCAGGCCATCAAACTGCTGAAGATTGCAGCGGCGTAATCATTCAGGGGCGCGGAACCGCGCCCCCTGTTCTGACGGGTGAAGAATCATGATCCTGAAACAAGATCTGAAATGGTCACCGGACGGTATGCGTGTTGAGGTCATTCGGGCCGGTGAGTATGACGACGGGACGCTTCCTGCCCGGGTGCAGGAGATTGCACTTCAGGCCGGGTTAGCAGAGCGCGGAACCAGTACAAAAAGCAGTAAAGCAGCAAAAGAGAAAAAAGCCACGACCAGTAAAGAGGGCTGAGTATGCTTCTGACAATGGAAGAGATTAAAGCCCAACTCCGGCTGGATGAGGATTTCGATGCTGATGACCGCCATCTGCAACTGCTGGCCTGTGCGGCGCAAAAGCGGACGGAAACGTATCTGAACCGGAAGCTCTATGCACCGGATGAAACCATTCCGGACAGCGATCCGGACGGGCTGCACCTGTCGGATGATATTCGTCTGGGGATGCTGATGCTTATCAGCCATTTTTACGAAAACCGCTCGTCGGTTACGGAAGTGGAGAAACTCGACATGCCGCAGAGTTTTGGCTGGCTTGTCGGCCCGTACAGGTACTTTCCGCAATGAAAATTCGTCAGGCGCAGACCAGCGCAACCTACATTCTGCCGGACCCCGGTGAACTGAATAAACGCGTCCTGATCCGCCAGCGGGTGGATATGCCCGCGGATAACTTTGGCGTGGAGTCTCAATACCCGGTTACGTTCCGGACATGGGCGAAGGTTATCCAGACCAGTGCCACCACCTGGCAGGAAACCGCGCAGACCGGGGACGCCATCACCCATTACATCACCATTCGCTACCGCCGGGGGATCACCGCTGATTATGAGGTGGTCTGCGGTGACAGTGTGTACCGGGTGAAACGTCAGCGCGATCTGAACGGGGCGCGGCGCTTTCTGCTGCTGGAGTGTACGGAACTGGGCGAATGTAGGCAGAGTCACGGAGGCAGCAATGGCGACTCCCTTTTTTCACGTTGATGTTCAGCAGCCCGCGGAGATGCGCTTTAACCGTGCCCGTGTCCGGCGGGCGTTTGTCACGATTGGGCAGCGTCATATGCGTGATGCCCGTCGGCTGGTGATGCGCCGTGCGCGGTCGGCACCGGGTGAAAACCCCGGTTATCAGACCGGACGCCTGGCTCGTTCGATTGGTTACATGGTGCCGAGAGCCAGTAAAAAGCGAGCCGGTTTTATGACACGCATTGCCCCTAACCAGCGCAACGGGAAGGGGAACCGGATGATCTCTGGTGACTTCTATCCGGCGTTTCTGTTTTTTGGTGTCCGGGGAGGAGCAAAGCGTCGTCGCAGCCATCATCGTGGTGCATCCGGTGGCAGCGGCTGGCGACTGGCTCCACGTAATAACTTTATGGTGGAAACGCTTGAAAAGAACCGCAGCTGGACACGCTATTTTCTGGCGCGGGAATTGCGTAAATCACTGAAGCCGGAGCGACGATACAGATGAAACTGACGCCTGTTATTGCTGCACTGCGTGCCCGCTGTCCGTATTTTGAAAACCGGGTTGCAGGCGCGGCCCAGTTCAAAAATCTGCCGGAGGTCGGAAAGCTGAAACTCCCGGCGGCATATGTTGTACCGGGTGATGATTCTCCGGGAGAAAACAAAAGCCAGACCGACTACTGGCAGGAGCTGAAAGAGGGTTTCTCCGTGGTTGTCATACTGAGTAACGAGCGTGATGAGCGCGGTCAGTTTGCCTCGTATGATGTGGTGGACGATGTCCGGCAGATGCTCTTTAAGGCTCTGCTGGGCTGGAACCCGGAGGCGTGCGGTAACCCGATTACCTATGACGGCGGCACGCTGCTGGATCTGAATCGTCATGAGCTGATTTATCAGTTCGATTTTTCGGTCATCAGCGAGCTGACTGAAGACGATACCCGCCAGCAGGATGATCTGAACAGTCTGGATGAACTGCAAACGCTGGCGATTGATGTTGATTATCTCGAGCCCGGTAACGGGCCTGACGGCGATATCGAACATCACACCGAAATAACCCTTCCTTCCTGAGGATCCTCATGTTTGTCAAACCTGTTAAAGGGCGGTCAGTTCCTGACCCTGCCCGCGGCGACCTTTTGCCCGCCGAAGGGCGAAATGTTGACGAGAACAACTACTGGCTGCGCCGTGAAGCAGCGGGTGATATCCGGCGCGTGAATAAAAAGGTGAATACCGATGACGACAAGCTTTAACACCATTCCGTCGAATACGCTGGTTCCGTTGTTTTATGCGGAAATGGATAACCAGGCGGCGAATACTGCACAGGACAGCGGAGCATCGCTGCTGATTGGTCATGCCAATAACGGTGCAGAGATTGTTGCCAACAGTCTGGTACTGATGCCGTCGGCAGACTATGCACGCCAGATTTGTGGTGCGGGAAGTCAGCTGGCGCGTATGGTCGAGGCTTATCGCCAGACTGACCCGTTTGGCGAGCTGTATGTGATTGCCGTTCCGGAAGCCACAGGCGCGGCGGCAACGGTTACGCTGACGGTGACCGGGGCGGCAACCGAAACCGGCACGGTGAATGTTTATGTGGGACGTACCCGCGTGCAGGCACCGGTGACCAATGGCGATAACGTCGCGACGATTGCCGGCAGTATCCAGGATGCCATCAATGCCGTTCCGGCCCTGCCGTTTACGGCCTCATCTTCGGCTGGCGTGGTCACACTGACCGCGCGTCATAAGGGGCTTTGCGGGAATGAAATTCCTGTCAGCCTCAATTACTACGGCTTCGGTGGGGGCGAAGTGCTGCCTGCGGGCGTACAGATTGCCGTGGCGGC